GTCGGCATCGTCAAAAGTGTCTCTAGTCCACTGCATGAATTTTTGACGTAACTTAGAATTTGCACTGCAATAAAAAGTCAATTTATATGCATTGGAATTCGGATAAGTCGCCACGCCTGGTAAATTGAACGTCAATCCCATATATTTCGCATTAACGTTGCTGATTGCCCTAGATGGAAGAGTGGCTGTGGTAGCATAAACCAAATCATCTTCATCGAATTTGATTGTGGTTCCTTGTGGTGAAATACTTAATACTCTGAATTGCACATCACGTGCGAAATCACGTTCTGCTGCTACTCTGTAGAAGTCTTGGATAGTTTGTTTTGTTGCTGCCATAGTATTTTAATTATTTATCAATTAACCTCCGATTAGTTCATCGAAATTCGTTCCAGTTCTGGTTGCATAGAAGTTTACAAGAATAAACTCCGCTGTTCTTACTGGTTGAATATAGATGTCAATTTTTAGTTCATTATTATCAATTACATCAGGAGTATTGTTTAGCTCAGAACAAACGATTCTGTAATCATAAACGCCTTCTGTGTTTTTTGCATTTTCGAAAATAGGAGCAAGAACGTTGATAACTTGAGTTCTTGTGAATAGAGTATTAGGCTCGAATACAAAGAATCTAGCTGTTTGTTTTGTTGCTTTTTCCAAGGCTAGAAACAAGCGACGAACGTTGATGCGATCAAAAGCTGAAGGTTTCTTCAATAAAGTTTTTTGACCGAAGATTACAAATCCTTCATTCGGAAAGAATGGTACTGGATTCATGGAGATCTTATACAATTGATCACGTTGTTTTTGTTTAGGATAAATTGCGAGATCGTTTACTCCAATGAGAACACCGCGAGTAAAGCCAGCTGGTGCTGACCAAGGTTGGAAGTTCGAATCTGTATTTGCCATTGCAGCACAAGCAAATCCTGAGAATGGAATCCAAATTTGACGATTGCTTTGTGGATCTAATACTTGCGCCCAAGTTGCATATGTTGTGGCATAAGAACAATTTGTTGTTCCAAATTGATGTCTTAGAGGCCAATATATATGTTGAGAGAAGTTTGTTGTAACATATCCAGCAGCATTTGGATCGGGATCATTTCCAGCATTTGGCGACCAAAGTTTTTTGGTATTGATAACTTTGCTATTCGTACCTTGAACAAAAATGTTTCTAATAGGATCTAAAACAACCAAGAAGTCTTTTCTAACTTTTTCAGCATAATTGATGAGAATGTTTGAAATAGCTGTGTAATTTCCACGAATTCTTAGACCATCGGTGTTTAAATTTTCCGAATTTGTTGTATAGAATGCAGAAAGAGCATTTAAAGGAGTGCTTTCGACATATTCTCCAGCGGATAGATATCCGGATTCATCCGTTTTACCAGATTGTTCAATAGCGTTTACATAAATTGTACCTAGACCAGCTTCAAGTGCAATATCGATTGGATAGAGTTCATCGCTTTCAACTAGTTCTAAAGCGCGATCAAGTTTCTTTGGAAGAGATCCAATTGATTTGTCCGATACCACAGCATTGCTATATACACCAAGAGGGAATAAAGAATCAGCGTATCCATAAGAAGCCGCTATTGCTGCAACTGTACCAGATGTTGCACCGACTCTTGTAACATAAGTTTCTTCAGTATCAACAAATCCTGAATCAGAAAGTGGTTTTTCAATTTGCTTGGAAAGAAATCTAACTTTTTTATTCGGGATTCCAATATTATCGAGCCAAGTATCAACATATCTGTTACTGATATATGGATTCACAATAACATTAATGTTTGGGGAATTCTCGGCTAGTCTTGAAATGTTAAATGTTACGGGTGATCCACTATTTTGATCTCCAACTTGTCTGTGGTAATCGAATGATCCTGTATAATTTTCTGTTAAAACATAGTCAAGAGAAATCGTATCTGGAGTGAAAATGCTTTGGCGAAGTTTGAATATACCGAATCCTACACTGTCTTGATATGCTGTTCCGCTGATATCGAACTTGGAGAGATTTTCCATAACCTCTGAAATGGAATCTCCACTTCCAAACTTGGTTGCAGAAAGACTGAAATTCAAACGATTTTTTGGAACTGTTGTATAAGTTGAGATTGAATCCAAAGAAGATTGGATACCCTGAACTGTTCGAATGGAATCAAATTGAGTGGCTGGATTAAAATTGCTATTATCGGCAAATCCAACATAGTAACCTTCGAATTTGTTGTTTACAGTGGTCTGTGACTTGTTAAGAACAACTAAAGCGGCATCTTTTAATTTGCTATAGGTAAATGAACCAGATGTGGTTGGGCTATTTGACCAATCAATATTTCCTTCTACAATACATTGATATTCTTCCGCACTAAGTTCAAGGTGTGTCGGTTTTCCAATAAAATAAGTTTGTGCTGCGGATAAATTTGTAGAAATGCTAGCATCGCCACCATTTGCTGATAAAGCTTTTACAGGATATGCGAGACCACTATATCTCCAAGAAGAGAAACCATCACCTTTGTTATTACCATAAGGAAGACGTGTTACAAGAAGTCGAGCAGGGGATGAATTTACAACGTTTTTAACGGTGTGATAAAAATAACGCTCGGCTGCATTTGTAGGTGAGCCATAAATTTGTTCAAATTCAGAAATGCTTGTTGGTTGAAGAACTTCATCAATTGGTCCTTGTGGTGAAAAACCTGCGATAAAAACTGAGGTTCCTTCGATGGTTACTGGTCTGAGTGTCAAGTCGATTTCTTTGATTTCGACGCCTGGTGATTGAATTGTTCTGGCCATATAAACTATTTATGTTTTTCAAGTGCGTTTTTTTAATTTTTTTAAAAAAATTATTCCTCTGGCAATAATTCAGCCTCAAACTGATGATATGCATACTGAAATGAAGATTCCATTTCTCCTGCATCTCTGTCCGAATACCCAATTCCTCCCAAATTCACAGGAAAACAATGATAAAAATTGAATTTTATTATGTTTTTGTTATATTCATCCCTACCATAAATTGTAATATTGGTCTGATAGTCGGGCATGAATCCTTTTGATGGTAAGGGACTATTATATATTCCCTTTTTTCCATCATTAAAAGAGTTTAACCACCTGTACATGACCCAATAGTTGTTAAAAAGGTTGTCAATTGTGAAATTAACAGTCATATTTTCAAAAGAAGGTCTATTATAAGATGTGACTTTTGGAACCTGACCACCATATGGAACCTTAACTTCCGGTATTGCTAAACTTGGAATGACCGTACCGTATATTGAGAATTGAACACTGTCAGGCATGACCTTGTTGTTTGCCCTGACAAGTACAGATTTTTGGGGTTTCAATATCTTTGGCAAATCAAAAACCATTATGAACTTGTCCTTTCTTTGTTTATTAAAAGGAGACTGGTATATTGAAAGATTGGACATATGATTATTTAGAATCAACTCTTATTGAAAACGTCCCATCCTTGTTTTTTTAATATCTCATAATCTGGAATATTGGAGAATTCATCATCTGACATTCCAACTGGATCGCTGAATAAGGTTGGAAGGGGCATGAATGCTTGGGCATCCTTTTCATTCACATATATATTACTTGGTGTCATTATGTCTGTGACCCCATAATCAATTGCTTTTATTTTGAGCGGTCTTTGGTTGTCATCCATTGAAATGAGTTCAAAATATTTTCTACAAATATCGTTTTGAAGAACAGCAAGAGTCCAAACGAGTGACATGACCCTATCATCTAGTGTATTTGCGGTTCTTCCGCTCCAAGTTCCATTTGGGTGTCTAATAAAGTCTTTAATTTCTTGGAGTGTCTTAATATCCCTGATTTTTACGGATCTCATTTCATTAAGAAAGTATCTCATGTTTGTGACGGCTTCTATCTTGGAATTTTGGTGACTTATAATACCAGCCTTGTTTGTTGCCTTGAAATCATTAGCTATTGCGCCTCTGGTTCCCCATGTGACTATGTTTTCATAACCATAATTCATTTTCAAGGAATCGACTACTTGAGCACCACATCCATTTCTTTCAATTAAAACAGGGGGTCTTCCCCATTGTTGGAGAAGATCGTGTAATTTTTGTGTGAAATGATATGGTGATATTTTTTTGGTATAATATATGGCATCCTGTGTGATGTTTGTGAGGTCCGTGAGGTTTAGAATCTGTGCAACTGTGGCATTCTGATTCAAACCCTCTCCAACGTCCACACCAACTGCATAAAATGATTTTTCTTTTGGTTCTTCCCATACCACATATTGTCCATCATCGAATATGTATTCTGGATCTTTGCATCCAGCTTCCAACATGTCATAAACGTCTTTATCGATTGGCATTTCTCCGGATGTGAGAAAAGCGTTCTCGAATTCTTGCATGAATGCTTCTTTTGAACCAAGCGTTCTCATGGTTTCGTTTTTCCATTTTTCATCTCTGCTTGGAACTTCCCACCAATCCACCCTCTCTGGATGCCAACCATTCCATTCTTCTCCTTTTTTTATCGCACCCTCCCACAAATCATGAAAAAGATTACCTATACCCTTTGGAGTTGATGCAACAAGAATTTTAGACTTTTTAGCTGATGAAATGATAGGATAAACGGATCGCCAGAACTCCTCTAGCAAACCACAATTATGATGCAATATATCGTTTCCGTAAAAGACTTCTCCCTTTTCAACTGAAATTAAATCATATACGTGTCCTTTTTTGTATTTTTCTATTTTTACAACTTCTTCTAAACCATCTATTGTTTTTATTTTTTTGTTTAAAGAATTTTTACACAATATTTTTTCACTATTTTCATCTATAAAAAAATGATTTCTAGAAACTATTACGTTTTTTCCTTTTTCCGTTGTAACGGAATAAAGCTGTTTCTTTTTCATCTTAGTGATGCCCTTAAAATCACTCCACCCTTCAGGGCTTTCTATTTCCCATTCGTCCAAATTTGGTATAAATTCTAAAATATCATCATTTTTCATAAAAAGTAAAATCCTTTTCTGTTATAACTTTATAAGAAGCGTTGTTGCTTTCACACCATTTATTCAATGCTTCCATTTTTGCTAAGTGTTTTGGAGAATCTTTCATACTTTCTGGTTTTATTTCTATTGCGATTCTGTTTATATCATCCCAAAAATCCACTATGTATATTTTCTCAACACCTTCAAATACATATGGTATTCTCAAAAATTCATATTTTAAAGTAATATTATTTTCATGATATTTAAGTTCCCAATGACTTCTATATGTTTTAATTTTAGTAATATCGCTACTTAATTTTTTATGTGTAAGCCTATTCATCGTTTTTGGGGTATATTCTCCGGATAATATTTTCTTTTTAATAGAATTTGAAGCTTTTTTATATATTCCTTCTTTTTTAAATCTTTCTGTTCGTTCTTTTATTTTTTCAGTTGTCCATGTTTTTTTATTGGAAAGAGATATTAATTTTTTAGTATCCTCTGATGGCCTATACCATGATCTAGATTCTTGCGCCTTCTTTCTCGATTCTTCGCTGTGAAAATGCGATAAATCTCTACTTTTAGCGTTGTTTGATAATATTGAGGATATGCATTTTTTATTCCCACATGTATTGCTTATTTTCAAGGGTTTGTCTATTCTTTTAATATTTCCACAAATGCATAAAATATTATCATGGGAAAAAGATACTAATTTTTCATAATTTGATAAATTTGAATTTTTTTTAAAAATTAAAACCCAGTTTAAAAGAATATGATCTTTAGATAGTTGTTTATATTTTATTTCTTTAAAATAAGAATATAATTTATCTTTAGCTTCTTTTTGAGATAAAACGCTTAAATTGAAATTTTCATCAATTTGATATTCATTTATTGTTTTTTCTAGCCATTTTACATTTTTACATGTTGTTTTTGCCCTATCTTTTCTATATCCTTTTTGAAAATTTATGAATTCCTTTCCTTCAGGAATATCCGTGTTGTTCCAATATATGTGATAATATCTTTGAGCCAGACATTTATCCTCTAAAAAAGTCCCTTTAAAGTATGAATTCAAATACTCGTATATTTCTGGATGATTTCTTTTAGAATAAAATCCCTCATAATATACATTTTTATTAAGTCTATTATTGCAATATTTTATAAAAAAATCAACAATTTTATCACGCATTTCACATTTATCGATCATGTGATTATTTAGTCTTGTTGGATATTTTTTATTTGACTGATTAAATTTTTTATTTTTATTTTTTGAATTTCTTTTGTTTTTTTATTTCTAACTCTAACAAATGTTTCTTCGCTAACACATTCAATGTGCGCAATTTCATCAACCACAAGACAATTTACAGACTCACCACGACCAGCATCACTACTTGTTGTGGATATACCAATAGATGATCCGTTGGACAATGTGATATTAGTTTGACCATACTCCACAGCACCAGATTTAATGAAATTGGGCATCATCTCAAATGCTGTCTTAATCCTTTTAAGAATCATTTTAGCGGTTTGTTCTTTGTTAGCTACAACAAGAATTCTTTGATCTTCTTCAAACAATGCTACCCATAATGCATATATGGTCATGAGAGTTGTGTTTGATGTTGCGATATTTGTTTTACCGCAAAGAAACAAATGATCAGATGAATCCACAGTGATACAACGAACTGGAACGGAAACAGTTTCTTTAACACTTAAAATTTTATCAAAATCCCTTTCTTCTGGATTTAATATTTTACTTTTACATCTAGGAATTAAGTGAACTTCTTTGGAATTGAATATGTCTTCTGTTGTTTTAATTGATCCATTTGTAAACCAACGATGATCGCCATCTGCAACAATCTTTTCTCCGTTTTCAAATTCTATCTCATAGCATTTTCTATTGTGCAAAACGTCATGGGCTTTTACTACATTACGGGGGTATCCATCCAAACCAAATACTTTATCTCCGTCTTTTAATTCCCCCATTGTTGTCCAACCATTTGGCGTTTTAATTGGAGTATCTAGTGCCAAGGCTTTTCCAATTTGACGGCTTGCTAATAGAATATTAAACCTATTTTCCATGAGTGCCTTTAATATTCTCTTTTGGAATTTGTGTAATTTTATCTTCTGTCTACCCTCATCGAC